AAAAGCACACAATCGGGCGAACGGACGACCTATTAGCACAACGTACAGTCAAAATGACGCATCTTATTTTTATTTTGATAAAGATTCATTCCCAGGGTATATTTTAATAACCACCACGGATAAACGATTGTTCTTACGTCTATTTGGCGTACTTTCTGCGAATGACAAATCATATTGGCAAGTTGGGTTTATTCGGAAACCTAATTCCGGGACACGAACGCAACTTGGGAATATAACAAACACCAGTGTGACTAACGGTAGATATTTGTTTAACTATACACTCACACACAGTTGGCGTGGGCAAGATTTTTATATGGTGAAGTGAGGGGGGGACCATATATCAGTTATAACGCATAATTCGAATACAATGATTTTGATCTCTATTATTAGATAAATATTTTCATAATTTATTATATACAATTATGAAAATTATTACATTTATTTATATTTTTGCACTATATATTTTGTTCATACCGGGTATTTTAATAAAAGACAAAGGTCTTGGACTGTTGTCTTCATTATTGTATTCTATCTTATTGTATTTTACTTTAGACGTAATTGATGGAATACAAAAGGAACCACTTGAACAAAAAATGGAGGATGAATCGATCAATATACGTTTTAAAAACATTGCTGGTGATTCTCCTGGACGTCAAAAAGAAATGGCTGAATATTTGATAAATGCATATGCAAATTTGTATAAAATACAGGTAAATATAGAACATTTAAAAAAACAATTAAATGCTTATGATGGAACCGATAAACAATTTGAAATATTACAAAATTTATATAATAATATAGAACTTACATATGAACGTTTTAAAAGTCGTCTAGCAAAATACGATAATTTAGAAGAGAAAACAACGCAAATACTCGATGAGATAAGTGTTCTGGAAGTGGAAAAAGATAAACTGCAAGATAGATATAATGCATGTCAATTGAAACAAGGTCCCTCTACCGGGGCATTATTGGAGAAAAAAATAGCGATTGAAACCATGAATAAATCAATCTTAAATGTGAATAAAAACAAAGACATTTTAAATGGATATACGATTGAAATGCAGGGAAAGATTCCAACGATGAAAACAAGTTATAATAATATGCAAAATTTATGTACATCGAAAGAAGGTTTCGATTCTTCGATTGAAGTCACTGGCACAAATAGTTTAGTCGATTTTACAGACAATCTGACTGACAAGATAAATGTGAAATACGAGAATGATATTTCATATATCCCTACCAATTTTCAGACAGGAAATCAATTTATTAAGGTGTTACAATCAACATCACCGTCTGCTATGGAAGAATTAAAATTGAAAGAACAAATATTTAACTATCAAGGTGAAAATAAAAAAATTGATGAGTTAAGAGAAAAAATAACAAAATTAAACGATGAAACATATCAAATGCAAAATATATTAACCAATTATGAAACGCGTAATAATAAATTATTGAAACTAAAAGATGAAAAAGTGAGTACAGATACTAGCATCACCAATTTAAATAATCAATTGTCTATATGCGATGAAATTTTAAAATCAAATAAGAATTATATTACACAGAAAGAGAAAGATATAGCATTACTTAAAGAAAAACAACTAGGCGGCGAGAAAGCATATAATGAGGACAATGCATATTATATGTCTTTATTAAATAAATATAACTTATTGCAAAATAATATTACCAATTATAATTGTTCCACATAATTTTCATAAATAATATATATAGAATTTATGAAAATAATCACATTTATTTATATTTTCGCATTGTACGCGTTATTCATTCCCGGAGTTTGTTTTAAACAAAACAAACTATTACATGGTGTATTATTTTCATTTTGTTTGTATTTTACTTATGATATCATCAATAATAATGTAGAAAATTATGAAGCAACTCTTCAAGTAAATGGCATGGAGAATGTAAGTGATTTAATTAAAAAACAAGAGAATCAAAGTTCTAAAACGGTAACTATCAATAATAAAATACGGGAATTGCCAAAAAAATATTATGACAATGAAAATAGCGACGGTAGTTTATTATCAACTTCTTATAAAATGATTGATACATTAAAAGACAAAAATGATAATTTAACACAAACTTTAAAGGCATATAAAGGAGACGACGATAAGATAGATGAATTAAAAGGAAAAATGGATAGTTATAAGAATCAAATAATCGATTTGAAAACACAATTAAATTCATATAAAGGAACCGATGCATCTGGTGACAAATTAAATGCATTAGTAAATAAATTACAATCTGAAATATATACATTAAACATACAATTGGCTAATTCGAAACAAAAAACGCAATAAATATTTTCATCATTAAATATATAACAATAATGAAAATAATGAAAACAATTACATTCATATATATATTTTTCTTATATGTTCTATTTACACCTGGATTTTTTATGAAAACTAAATTAAATATGGAAACATACTTATTATATGCATTGTTGTTTTCTATCATATTTTTCTTTACTATAAAAATCGTAGATGGTACGAAAGAAAATTATGAGAAACAAATTACTTTGAATATGACAGGCATGAACAATTTAGCAGGTTTAATTAAAACGCAAAAAAAAAACAACGAAATGAATATTGATATAGAAAATCAAGTCAAGGGTAGTGAGAATTCTGGAGCAAAATGTTGGAATGCTCTTGGAAAAACACAAAAGGATATAGAATTGTTACGATTACAGTTAGATAGTTATGGTGGAAATTGGGAAACCATTCAAAAATTGAATGAAACAATTATTCAACATAAAGACAAAATTGCCGTATTAAAAACACAATTAGGTGCATATGAAAATGCGGAACAGAACATTGTTCAATTAATTACACATTTAGATCAGTATAAAGGACAATTAGAGGCATTGCAAAAACAAGCTGCTGCATTCTCTGGAACTGAAACTGATTTGGAAAACTTAAAAACGCAATATGACAATTTTTTGATTGAAAGTGAAAAATTAACGAGTAACTTGGTCGAATGCAATGCACTTACACCGGGAAAAATAACAACTATAACCGAATTAAATAGTACCATTACTAATAACAATAATACAATTTCTTCTTTACAACCCAAATTTAATATAGCTAGACAAAAGATCGCCAAATTAGATGAAATACAGAATAAGAATAATGTTATTATTGCAGATATTGGTGACGCACAATCATTTAATAAAAAAGAATATTGTCCAAAATATAGATATATTCTTAATGAAACTAAAGAAACTTGGTCGTGGCATGAGAAAAATGCAAAAAAACAAGGAGGTGTTTTAACTCCAGTTGGTTCGGCAGAAGAAAACACATTAGTTTATAATGCTAGAAAAAACTATTCTGGGTCGGATGTGTGGATGGGTGGTTATAGATATAAGGATGCTTGGTGGTCTTCGCCCGTCCGGACCAGTAGTGTTTGGACATGGGTTGATAATAGTAAATGGAATTATACAAATTGGGGTAGTAATGAACCAAATAATAGATATCAGAAGGGCACCGTAATGTGGCCGAATGGACAATGGGATGATAATTGGCAGGAGCGAAAATATCCGGCTGTTTATAAAATCCCTAATTATTAGTGAATTATAATGATAATACATCATATTGACAGGAATATTCATGTGCGCTATATCCAATATAATAATCCGCATATTCTATAGTTATAATATTGTTTCGCAAAATATTTTCATCATTAAATATATATATTAATTATGAAAATTATTACCTATATTTACATATTCGCATTATATATTTTATTTACACCCGGGTTTTTAAGAAAAACGAAACTAAATATACAAACTTATTTACTATATTCACTATTGTTTGCATTCATCATGTATTTTACATTTGATTTAATTAATCAAAAAAACATTGAAAGTTACAATAAATATGATGTTGATGTAAAAGGAGTAAATAGTTTAGTCGATTTAATCAAAACACAGTTTGGTGGGTCAGGTGGAGAGAAGAAAATTGACATTCATAATCAAATTGCCGGATCAAATGGAAATAGTAATATCAATTGTTGGAATGCGTTGGGTAAGAATCAAAAGGAACTTGAAATCATTAAAGTGCAATTGGACAGTTTTGCGGGTACAAAAACAGATATTGATAAATTAAATAATCAATTAAATACATTGAAACAAGAGATAGATGGTTTAGATGATAAATTAATTGGTTCCAAAGGTACAAATAAAGAAGTCGATGGTTTAAATATTCAAATCAAAAATTACCAGGAGGAAATTGATAAATTGGACCAACAAATCAAGTTGTATAACGAAACAGATGAAGATATAAAAAAAATAAACAATCAAATAGCGAAATTACAATCAGAAATTACTGATTTGAATTTAAAAATCACGGACTGTACAAATATTAATGGTGAAAAAACGGGAACAATTGGAACATTAACTTCAACTATTAATGAACAAAATGAAACAATTAATAAAATGAAAGATGGCGGAAAGAGTACAATTATTAAATTAGAAGGTAGTATTGTGCAGCAGGGTGATAAAATTAATAATTTAAAACAACAAAAAATTAATCAAATTGAAAATTGCCAAGGAACAGTATCGGATTCGTTAAAATCATTAAATGCTTACAGTGGAATATAAACATTAAAACTTCCTTATTGGATCATGAATTATTAAGAGTGTCTATATAGTTAATGAAATTTTATTATATAATTAATTCTATTTATATAATAAATGAAAACAAAAAACAAACGAATAAAAAGGATAAAAAGAAAGAGAACATTGAAACATAGAGGTGGCGGGGGGAAATTGAGTACAGTAAAACCACCGAAAAAAATATCTCCCTCGCCTCCATCCGAAAAAATCAAGAAAACTAGATTTGATAAAAATCCGGTGAGTGATGAATGGGACCAAAGTCCAAGATCACCCAGTGAATTTTATTATCCAGAAGACAAAAAAAAAACGAATTTGGAAATTGATACAGAAGATATCATGCGAATCAATAAAAACAGAAAAAAAAGAAACAAATCGGAAATTTCCATGAACAAATATATAGACCAAAAATGCGAAGAACGCATCGAAAAACAAAAACACAAAAAAATCCATGTTAAAAATCAAATGAAAAGTAAAAACCCATTTTTTACAGCATTGGTCGAAAAAAGAAACAAAGAATTACAATTGGTAAAAGATATGGAAGAATTCAGAATCGTAAAATGCAAAATGCAAATGCAAATGCAAATGAAATTATGAGGTATGTTTTATAAAAAATTTTATAAAAAATACAAAATATACTATTCAACTATTCTTTAAGACTTTAAAACCCCATGTTGTAATCATCGTCACAAATATCATCCTTGTTATTTTTCTGAATATTGGAAATGTTATTTTGGATCATAATATCCGATTTACTACAATCATTTTTACCTTGACGTTTCTCAAACCCTTGTTCAATGGCATCTTGCATATCAGTTGTATCTACTTCAAACGCATCGTGCTTTTCCATTTCCTTCATATCCAATACGACTTGGAAAGAACCAGTGCCATAATTTCCATATTGACCGCACATTACATTTGCAGATACACCACGCATGTGATCAAAATCACCATGTCGTGCTGCATTCAATAATACTTCAGTATGCACTTCGAAAGTGGCTTTGGCAATGGGTCCAACATTGTCATTTAGTAATCCCGATCTGAAAATCGGAACCATGTTGTGATTACATGTCATACGATCACATAGCAAACCCAAATGATGATAGTTAATATAGACGCCACTGAATTCCATGACATCCATCATTTCCATATAAATCATTTGACGTGCAGCTTCAATGCCCAACACATTGAATACTTCGCGAATATCATTACTGACTGTTCGAGCAGGATCCACATAATCCAATGCCAATGCTTGTAGAAGATTTGTGCCAGTAGTATCCAAAACCCAAATATCGGTCTTGACGTATTTACCGTCTTCCTTTTTAATGGGCATGTTCTTTTCCTCGACAATATCAAACATGCCCTTTTTAATCACTGGCATGGATTCGACTTTCTTTACAGAATTTTGAATCTTTCGGGCAATAACATTTTGAATATTACTTATACCACGTAGTACAATATTATTCAAAAGTGCTTCCTGGAAATTATTCAACAAGTAAATATCGTCAGACTGATCCAATGTTTCAGCAACACCTTTCTTCTTGTTTTTATTCAAAATAGAACTATTTAAACGAATACGGAAGACCAATTTGTCATTGTTATAATCTGAATATACACAACTTATTTCGTTGCCATACTGACTATTGGAAATGGCAAAATGAACATCATCCGTTGTAATGTTTTTGTCTAACATAGTTTCCTGGTCGAGTTCAATGCGCACAAGCCATTTCGATTGTGCATTTTCATTATTATCGGAACTATCTTCTGGTGATAAACACTCTTCAACTAATCGTTCGAATTCATAGTATTGTTCTAGCAACAACTGATCATCGCTAATAGAAGTAGTTTCTTTACTAGGTTCAAAGTGGATTTGAACCGATTTGGTAATATCAACCAATTTCGTGTGTTCCATCATAGTCGCATATGAAGTTGCCTTGTCTTGATCCGTTTCATCCATTGATTTCAAATATACAGTCAATGACGGATGTTTTGGGTTTTTTGTCAAACGAAGAATTTCCTCAATTCTGGGAACACCACGAGTTACATTGGATTTACTAGAAACACCGGATAAATGGAAAGTATTCAATGTCAATTGTGTAGTGGGTTCTCCAATGGATTGACCTGCAATCACTCCTACCATTTCACCTGGATGTACAAGTGCTTCGCGGTGTTTTAACAAGATAGTATCCAGAAGTACGTTCAATGCCTTTCGATGAAAACGCTTATTGATAAGCAAGTCTTTTGGTGACAGATAATAATAATACATAATTTCAAACATAGGAGTGATAGGAGCATATGCAAGTTGATTCATTTTTTGGAAATGATCCTCAATCAATTCAAATGCTTCTAGAGGAGTAATATCGACAATACTATTTTTATTAAGACCTAATTGTCCTTGTATATTCGCAATAATATTTTGAAATGAAACGGGCATGGAAATCGAGTTTTCATTTTTAAATTTGAATATGTTTTTCACAACATTGTCTCTATTGGAAATCATTTTTGTAATATATTCAAGACATTTTCCAAGTGTTTTGGTTTTTTGCTTTTTCAATCGTGAAATAGCACCTCGATTATAAATCGACAATAATTCACTATTTTGGTCATTAATGCCAATGATATCATAATGCATGTAAATGTCCTCAATGCTCATTCCAACAAGGGGGATATTTTGATTTTCCACGCGTGTAGTATCAAAATTATCATCACCATAAGTAAATTGGATGATTTTCCCTTTGTTGTTACGAACAGTCATATCATATTCTACTTTTAGATCTTCCAAACCCTTGATCAATCTTCTTTGGATATAACCTGTTTGGGATGTTTTCACTGCAGTATCAATAAGACCAATACGACCACCCATTGCATGGAAGAACAGTTCGGGAGCAGTTAAACCGGAAATGTATGAATTTTCAATGAAACCGCGTGCCCCTGGACTATCGTCGAACTTATGATAATGAGGAAGTGTTCTACCGTCGAAACCATAAGGAATACGTTTTCCATCTACATTTGTCTGTCCCAAACAAGAAATCATCTGAGAAATGTTAATAGGAGAACCCTTTGAACCCGAATTCACGATAATCAAGAAACGATTGTTAGGATCCAAACTGTCACGACCAATTTTTCCTGCTTCTTCTGT